CGGAAGTGAGCGTGAAAGGGCGGTGCGGTTGTGGTGTGTCATGTTGCGTGGTGTGGTATTATTGGTGTATCGGTTTCGATGAAAGGAAAAATAAAAATGTTTAAAGTTAATGCCTATGTTACTGAGATTGAGCCGGATAATTTTTATGCTGTTGATATTGACGGTTTGTTTAAGACTACTGTTGCTGATTGTGGTGATATTGATGATAGTGTGGTTTCGTTTGAGTCGGCTCTTGCTACGGTTCTTGAAATTATGTATGGTGATTGTGATTTTGATTTCGTGCGGTTACGTAGTGATAAAGTTAATTGTCGTACATATCTTGTCACAATTGACGATGAGGTTAAATGATATATAAATAATGGCACTGAAAAATAAGGGAGAAATAAAATGAGTTTTATGAATCTTAAAGCGTTGTCTAATTCAATTGATTTTAACGTGAATAGTATTTACGATGTGTTTGTGTATTTCGTTGATATTGCGTCCGATTGCTTAATCGAAACTCGGTTTGTCGATTGTATTGACGCATACGGGCTTAGGGATGTACTTGACGATGGAGTGTTTTACGTTTCGGGCGCAGTCTGTTTGGGCTACCGTATTAATCGGTGATTGAGAAAAAAAAGGGGGATTTGAGCATGTTTTGCAAGCGTAATACTTGTGATTTCGTTAAGGGTTATAGGGTGCGTGGTGAACAGCGTGTTAAGGCCGTTGTTATTAATGCGAAGTGGTTTAAATGTGATTCGTATGTGTCGGATTATGTGTTTGCGTATTGTCGTGATATGGTTGATTTGATGCGGCGGGGGTTGTGGGCGGGTGAGGTGTGGTGATGGCCTATTAGCTCAGTGGTTAGAGCGGCATTCTTATAAAATGTGCGTGCCGAGTTCAATTCTCGGATAGGCTACGCGATTGTGATATATTTGGTCATGGCATGTCATTCGATGTGTCATGACCTTTTTTTATTTGTGAGGTGATTTGATGGATATTAGTTCGATTGTAACCGTTGTCGGAAGCGTAGGGTTTCCGATTGTCGCGTGTTGTGGTATGGCGTGGTTCATCGCCACGACGTTCAGCGATTTTAATGATTTGATGACTAAGAATAATGTTTTGACGGAAGAACTTATTGCATTGCTCGAGAATAATAAGGGTGATAGTGATGATACAAATGTGGCGTAGCGTGTTGGCGTGCGTATGCGTGTTGTCGTTGGTTTTTGTGCCGTCTGCAAGCGCGGATATGCGTGGTTTTGACGTGAGCAATTGGCAGTGTGATATCGATACGTATGCGCTGGACGCTGATTTTGTTGTGGCCGGTACGACTTGGGGTGTTGGCGGTTTTAATAATGTCTGTTTAATCAATGGTGTTAATCAGGCCGCTAATTATCAACTTGGTCGTGCAGTGGACAGCGGTAAAAGTATCGGCGTGTATCATTATGCCATGGGCAATGATGCGGTTGCTGAAGCTGATTTTTTCGTGGATAACGTTGCCGGATATGTCGGGCGGGCTGTGCTTGCGCTGGATTGGGAGGCCGACGATAATCCGCAGTTCGGTAATGGGGTGTGGGTTGAGACTTGGGTGCGGCGCGTGTATGACCGCACGAAGGTGTGGCCTATCGTTTATACGGGGGCGTATTCGTTGGGTCAGCTCACGCCGTATGTACGTGAGCGTTGCGGTGTTTGGGTAGCACAATATGCGTCTAACGCGCCGACTGGTTATCAGACGGTGCCGTGGCTGTATGGCGCGTATGATGAGGCTATGCGACAGTATTCATCTAATGGTTACGTGTCGGGTTATGGCCCTCTTGATTTGAATTATTTCAGGGGTGAGCGGTGGCAATGGGACGCCTATGCGCGTGGCGAGCGTGATGGCGGTGTTTCGACCCCGGCACCGGAACCGATGCCGGACGCGGGTTGCGCGTCCACGTGTGTGACGGTCGGGCCGGGTGACACGTTGGCCGGGATTGCCGCGCGTACTGGTTTGTTGCCGTGGTCTGATTGGTCGGGGTATGCGTCCGGTAATCCCAATGTGATATATCCCGGCGAAACAGTTTGCTATGGCGGCGGCACTGTTGCGCAGCCAAGCACGAATACGGTACGCACGTATACGGTGCAACCGGGTGATAGTTTGTGGGCTGTTTTCGGTACCGATTGGGCGCGTGTCGCATCGGTTAATGGCTTGTCTAATCCGAGTTTGATTTATCCGGGTCAGATTTTGCGTTACTGATAATCATTATTAATAATCGGCGTGTCGCTTTTGCACACGCCGATTTTTATGCTATAAATATATGTGTTAGCAAAAAATGTTAACAAAAACAGATACAAAGGATAATAATATGCGCAAGATTCGTAAGGTAATCGCTGATAGCGATATCAGCTACTATGACCGAAACGGCGAGTTGAAAACGTTCCACACTATCGGAAACATTCGCACCGTTGAAAAAGCAGTTAAAGCGCTTATGGACGCGGGTATCGTCAACGTCCTGATTGATGATATCACCGTACACAAGACAACGTATGCTATGGACGTTGACACGTTCATCGAACACGCCGAAACCGTCGTAACCGATACCGATAACGACAACGATACCGACAACGATACCGACAACGATAACGACAACGATAACGAACCCGAGTTCTGATTTTGGAAGGAAACATCATGACCGAGACCAATGAACAGATGAACGACACCACGAATGAAACCGCTCAGACCACTGTTGACAATTATCGTTACATTTGTACGATGGACAACAGCACCTTTGAGGGCAAACGTGCCATCGTCAACGCGCGTAACAGCGCATTGTCATTGAACGCTATCGGTGACACGCCGCTAACGGTCATTGGCGCGTACACCGCGCCGGGCGTGCGTTCTCAGACGGGGCAGAAGTGCGTTAACGTCTATCTTTTTGCAAATGACGGTAATACGTATTTCAGCCAGTCGCAGGGCATTTATCGTAGCGTGTTGGATATTTATGACATGTTCCCTGATTTCAACGCGCCGCAGGGTATCCCCGTGGTAGTGAAAAAGACGCCCCTCGGTGGTGGCAGGTCTACCAAATCGCTGGAAATCAAGTAGTTTGAAATGAGAAAAAAAGCGCCATAAAATAATATGGCGCTTTTTTATGAGGGTGGTGAAAAATCATGCCTAGGGCGCGTAAACAGGCGGACGTTTTAACCGTGAAGCGCAAGCGCGTGCGCCGTGCGATAAACAGTCTGAAAAAAAGCATCACGGACGCCATGCCCGAAAGCGAGGCAAACGCGCGACGAGATTATATTCAACGGCTTGAATCGCAGTTGAAAAAAACATATGTCGGACGCGTGAGCAATCGCGCCATGCGTGAAGAATTGTATCAGCGCGCCAACGAAGTCGCGGATACGCTTGTGCGACAGGTGGCCGAGGTGCGCGGCGGCAAGGGCCGCGCAATGGAACGCAGACGGTCGTTTAACATTTTCCGCACCGAGATGAGAATGGCATCCAAAGGAATGCCGAGCGCGTTGGGTGAGCTCGGACGGGAAAAAGTCAAGGTGTTTTGGCGATACACACAAAACATATGGCAGAAATCGAACGTTCCGCCGAACAAACGACTGGAAGTCATCATGAAAGCGTATGATGCTGATTCGCTCAGTGGGCTTTTTGATACTATCATGCAACGAAACGAAAAGGTGTTGGAGTACGCCAAAAATATGAAAATGCACGCAGGCGAATTGGAGGATTACACGGACGTTGACGGTGGTAGTCCGATTTGGCTTATTGCGGTCTCGCCCGATGTAGTACGATGATAAAGCGCAAGAAATTTAAGATTGCGGCGATATTTGATACCGAAACAACGAATATTGGCGAAGATGCCGAAACACGCGCATACCCGATATTATACATTTTCAACGATTTGCGTGCTACGCCACTGGAATCGTACACTACCGACACGGACGATGTACGGTTTTACCGGCACACGTCCGAAGCGTTGACATACATTGGCAATCTTATCGACTATGGGCGCACGCACGATTATATTCCGATAATCGCGGCCTATAACCTCATGTTCGACATGCAAACTCTCATGTTGGAATTGGCACAGTCGTACGCGATTGAGGTCAATGCGCAGACCGCTACAAGCGTGTACACGCTCGATTTGCGCGTAGGCGATAATGTGGTGTGCCGGTTTTGGGATACGTTTTATCTCGAAATGGGCGGTTTGCGCGCGATGGGCGAAACATGCGGATTGCCGAAAGCGGTGGGCGATTGGGATTACTCACTTGTGCGTACGCCTGAAACACCGTTGACGGAAGAAGAAAAATTTTACGCGCGCCGCGATGTGCAAGTGATACCTCAATACTTGCAATGGCTGCTACGCGCTAATCATTGGCTCACGTCTGACATGCTGGGGTGCCGCGTGCTTACCAAGACGTCGCTTGTGCGGCAGATGGCGCGGCGTGAGATTGGCGGGCGGCGCGTCACGTTGCAAGGTGGTAAGAAAATCACATTGCAACGTGCTTTCGAGATGACGTGCGATCAGGAATTTCCGAAGGATTACAAGTCTTATGCGTTGCGAAAGGCGTGTTTCCGTGGCGGATTGACGTTTACGAGTGCTAAAACCGCTAGTGTTGTCGTGGATAACGTCGCGTCCTTGGATGTCACGTCAATGCATCACGCTTTCATTAATGGCCGACGTTTGCCGGTGAAATTTGCGGCAGCGCCTACGGGTATTTTGCAAATCGCATGCGAACGCATTGTTAATACGTCGCTTGAAGATGTGTTGTCGAATTATGATGATCCGTTTCTTACGGGATTACATGCGGCGGTACGATTTACGAATCTCAGATTACGCGAAAACACATGTTTCGAGTCGTGGGGAATTGCAATATGCCCACGTTCCAAGTTTGTGAAAACGTTGCAAGCGGATACCGATTACAGCAACAACGAACGTGCGAAAACACAGGAAAACAGCGTTAGGGCGCACGGTTACGTTGACAGCGCCGTTAATCCAACGTACGCTTTCGGCAAATTGTATCGCGCGGACGAATGCATATTACATGTCAATGAAATTGAATTGTGGAACGTGGCGCAAGTGTACGAGTTTGACGAAATGCATGTATTATACGGTGAAGCAACCACTAAGACGATTGTTCCGCCCGATTATGTGACTCTACAGTCTAACATGCTTTTCGCACGGAAAACCGACGTGAAAAACCTTATTAAGGAGTATACCGAGGGCGTGCCATACGCGAGGGATATTCCTGAATCGATACCGGAGGGTATCGCGCACGACGCGAAGACAGGCGATTTGAGTATGAAATTTCTGCAATCTTATTACGCGTCTACGGTTAAGGGGCAATTTAATGGCATATACGGCACACAGGCACAGGACGTTATGAAAGCGGATTATCGCGTGACGGAAACCGGCGAACTTGAAGTCGATAAAACCACGGTATGCACTCCCGATAATTTTGCGAAAAAACGCCCGAAAACACCACGCGTCCTATACACGTACGGAATGCGAATCGTAGCGGGCAGCAGAATGCACCTATTGATAGCTATGATGCTGATATACCGTCATTTCGGCGCACGCGTAGCGGTCACGGGTGGCGATACCGATAGCCTGAAAATCAGTTGCGATGACGATGTGAGCGACGCGGAATTGCTGGACGCGCTCAAACCGCTGCATAACGCGATCGAAAACGCAATCAACCGCACCATGCGACGCGTCCGAAACACCGCGTCCGACATGGCGTCAACGCTAGACCATATCGGAAAATTCGAGGTTGAGGACTGTGGCGGTGTCACGCGTTATGCCGAACATATGGAATTGTGGAATAAAGCACGCGTCAGTTTGGACAAAAACGGGCGCGTACATGTCACTTGCGCCGGACTTCCGCGACCGGACGGTGTGTACACCATTGAAGATTTTATAGCCGATGTCATGCGTGCGGGGCACGGTTTCCGCGAAACCGTGCAAATGTCGCTCGGTTATGACGTATTGGTAGATTATGAGATTTGTCATACATTGCAACGCAATCGGCCGCATGTATGGAACAGGTACGTTGGCACCGTCACCGATTATCGTGGCGCGACATATCATGTTGACACGCCGGAAGCGATAGCATTGTATCCGTCTGGCAGATGGCTAGGCGAATCGGATAAACAAGCTAACGGTGAGAATCTGACATATATCCGAAACACGTATAATAGGAATGCGGAAACAATGCCTCGCGAACTTATTATGCGGGATGGTAAACCTATGATTGTGAGTATTGATGGCGAAATATTATTATGACCGACTTAAGACGCTGATATTACCACGAAACGCAGATGTGAACATGATTATCGGCGCACGTGGCCTAGGTAAGACTTACGGTGTACGAAAATACATGATAGAGGATTACTTAAAAAACGGGTACTGTTTCGTTGAAGTGACACGCTTTCGTGAAGAAAACAACGACGTCGCGGCGAACTATTTCAGCCGTATTGTACAAGATGATATTTTCCCTGATTATGAATTTCGGACAACCAATAAAATAGCCGAAATTCGTAGAAAGAAAACCGGCAAGAAAGAAAACGAATGGAAAACAATTGGATATTTTATACCTTTGTCGTTGCAGCAGCAGAAAAAGAAAAGCACGTACGTTAACGTACGCAATATTTGCATGGATGAAATCATCATAGATAACGATGACCGATATCACACGTATCTGAAACACGAGTTCGAGCAATTGGCGAAACTTGTGGATACCGTCACACGCGAACGCGCCGACGATACGGAACTGCGCAAACCGAGAATATTTCTGCTCGGTAATGCTTGCGACGCGTTCAACCCGTATTTCCAACATTATGATGTGCCACTGGAACCCGAGTTCGGGTTGCAATGGTTGGGCGGGAAAACATGTCTGTTCGACTATGTACGTGATGACGCGTACGCCGAGCAGAAAACAAAGAATACAGTGTCGGGCCGCATGCTGAAGAACAACGATGACATGACCGCAAAAAACAGGTTCAAACGGCACGACACCGATTTTATCGAAAAACCGCACGGACATGCAAAACTTACGTATGTTTTCCGATGGCTGCGACATGAATACGGTGTCTATGTCGATTTGCGTTGTGGATACGTCTTCGTATCCACGAAATACGACGGTGGTGCGCACGTTCCGTATTTCGCCATCACAAGGGACGATAACAAGCTGAACTATCTTACCGCGAACATGACGAAGGATTTGATTAGAAACCTCACGTCATATTACGCGTTGGGTTATCTGCGCTATGATATGGTGGAAACGCAACACGCCGTAAGCGAAATGCTCAGAAATTTTGGCGTAAAATAAACACGGCATACGCAAGATGCCGTAACGAGGGCGATAAAACATTATCATTGATAACCACGGTTGACTCCGGCAATGATATGGCCGTGAGGGGAAAAGCGCGCCGTCCATCGTTGTGAATCATGTTGCAAGTATGCTATTCTTAAGTCGTGCCGGTTCGGTATTCGTTCACCGGCACGACTTTTTCATATATGAAAGGAAAAAATAATGGATGATGACGAAACTTCCGAGGAAAGGGACACCGCCGAACGCGATGACCTCACCCCCGACGAATCGCGCCGCGTAGGCGAATTCGATGACTTGCGCGACATGCTGCGTGACGTGCTGGACAAGGTGAGCGCAATCAGTGACCGCACGGACGCAATCAGCGAACGAATCGACGGCATATATGACAATTTCACCGATTCCGTCGCGCAAATGGTCGAAAACGGCGCGACCGTCAAGGAAAACGACGATGACGCGGCGGAAGCAATCGCGCAAGCGGCGGCGGAAGACTTGGAAAATCTTGACTACACGCTTTAATCGATAGGAGAAAATATTATGGCTGTAGACAATGCGACAATTTTGGATAAGGTGCGTACCAAGGGCACTGACGATTATCAGCAGCGTATTCCGAGCGCGACACAGACAGGCGTTGCGAACACCATGCGTTACTTGTTCGATCCGATGAACCGCCAATATTTGAACGACTGTGTTTGGAGCATGGTCAATCGTATCGGACTTACTGTAATGGCGCAAAACGCGCCGTTTGAAAACCCGTTGTCGATTTTTAAAAAAGAAAATCTGTATTGGGGTAGCACCGTGCAGGAAATCGCCGTCAAGTGGATTAAGGCACACGGTTACAAGGATGACGCGGAAGATTTGCTGAAAATGCACCGTCCCGAAGCGGCGGTATGGTTCTATGAAATGAACCGCAAAGACCAATACCCGATTTCATGGACGGATGATGAATTACGCCAGGCGTTCGTGGATGATTTCGGTTTGAATCGTTTCGTTGCGCAGATTATGGAAACGCCCCGTAATTCCGACAATTACGACGAAATGAATATCATGCTTGCGCTGATTCGTCATTACGAACAGAATCTTGGTTTCTATAAGGTGCATCTTGACGCGGTACCGAGCGATGAAACGACCGCTAAAACGTTGCTCAAGGCGTTGCGTGCGACCGCCGGACGCATGCAGTTTCCGTCAACGCAGTACAACGCGCTGAACGTGACCGATATTCCGGCGTACGCTAATCCTCAGCAAATGGTGCTGCTGATCGAACCGGAATATCTTGCATCGCTCGATGTCGATGCGTTGTCAGCTGTGTTCCAGTTGGATAAGGCCGACGTGCCGTATCGCATCGTTCAGGTGCCGAGCCTTGGCATCGATGGCGCGGTGGCGTTGCTTGTTTCAACTGATTGGTACCAGGTGCGGGACACTATGTATGGCACTACGCAGTTCTACAATCCGCAAACTGTTTCCAACACGTTGTATCTTAACCATTGGGGCATTTATGGCGTGTCGCCGTTTACGCCGTGCGCATTGTTCACTACCGATGCGGGCACTTCCATCAAGGTTGTGACTCAGACCGTGACCGGCTTCACGCTGACCCCGACCACGGGAAGCGTCAAGGCGGGCGGCCTTATGCAGCTCACACCGAAGCTCACCGCCACTGTCGAACCGACGGGCACCGCCGTTCAGGTTGCGCCGAACGCGGCGACGTACGAGGTTGCGGCGAACCATGCCGCAAGCGGCAAGGATACGCACGGTGCGGCGTTCGACCTCAACGTCAATACGTTCGTGGATGACCAGGCGCGCTTGCATGTCCAGCGTGACGGGCTTGTGGCCGGTGATGTCATTACCGTGACGGGCACCGCTACGTATGTCAATCCGGACGGTGAGACCACGGAACATTCCGCAACATGCACGTTCAACGTCGAATAGTCTGAATCGACTATGGTATAAAATGAGTGGTGCTTCATGTGAAGCGCCACTCATTTTTTCGTATATGAAAGGATGCGATATGGACTTTCCACATTTGCAAAACGCAACAGCGTTCCCCGATACGGATACACGCGTATATGGTCAGTACCGCAACGTTTTCGATTACAATGTTTGGACGCCAAACACGGTAATCAAGCTGTGCCGCGTGAATTGGTACGATGATTACCACGACGTCGTGAAATTCACCGATGACACCGCAAGAGACACATGGTTTGACAAACTGGACGGCGAAACCGTCAAACTCACAACGAACATGTATATCGCACGCGCCGACGCGGACGGTATAAAATTGCCGGTACCTTACATGGCGGCGCAACAGTATAATTACATTGTCGTTGACTTTTCACATGACATTATCAATACGCCGTATCAGAAAACCGACGTGCAGACACGTTATCATTTTTTCATTACTTCCGTACGCGCGGAAGCACCGAACACGACAACATGCACGCTTATGCGCGACGTATGGACGGACTATATTAACACCGTCACAATCAACGGTTTACTATTGTCACGCGGACACGCGCCATTGATGGAAACGACACCTCAAGCACTGTTGAAAAACCCACGCGCGAATTGCCGTGATTTCACGCTACCCGACGTTGATTATGGCAACGCAGCAGTAAACGTCAGGAAAAGCACACCGTATAACTTGCAAAACGGCACAAGATACATCTGTTTGGCCGCAACGTTTTCGGCCGAACAATTGCAAACCATGAGTAACGCGCGGGGCACGAACATTACGGACAGTGACGCGACATACAGCAATAACGACGGTGCGGTAGCGAGTTTTTCGTGGGGTGCCGGAAACATTTACACGGAAAACGTCACCGGCGCGGGCACGTCGTATAATTCCGTTGACAATCTCACTGTAAGCAACGTAAGTATGTATGCGCTCGAAACGTCCAAAATATCAGGCGATTATTTCGACACGCTTTTCGCGTATTATCCACATATCATGTCACAGATCACAGCGGTGTTCGTAGCCACCGCAAACATGATGCGGTTTAGCAGCAGCAGCGTAAATGTGAATGGTGTCGAATGGCATACAGTCAGCGGTGCTCGTACGAAAATATCCGATATTAATTTGACTATCGACGATTTTGGTTACGCCAATGAATACGCCAAAATAACACGACTGTATCTTGCACCCTACGCGCACCTCGAAATATCCGATAATCTCGGCAATAAAAGCCGTGTGGAAATAGCCGACTGCGGGCGACTCTCGGCGCAGACTATTACGTCTCTCAGTTATCCGATATTGCGACAAATCGCATGGCTTGACGGAATAGGCAGCGATGGCAATACGGCTATCAGCATTGACGCTATGAACGGAACTAGCATTACCGCCGACGTGCCGAACGCGGACGTGCTCAAAACACTCATATCGCACGACATACCGACTTACGCGTTACAACGTCGCGCGATCGACGCGCACCGCGCCGACGCATATAACCGCGAAGTCGCGCAAGCACGCAAAAACGCCATTATATCGTACGAAAACGGCGTACGCTCGGCAAACACGACACGAGACAACACGTATCGCAGCAGCGCCGCAGCGGTATCGAACACGGCGCGTGCCAATCAACGTGACACCGCGGTGAAAAACGAGTCCAATAGTGTGCGCACTGATAATCTGACATATTCAACCACGCGGCAGAACGATGATTTAAACACCGCCACAATCAAGATAAACAATGATGTCGGCCAAGACAACACGCTACAGAACAAGGCATTTATAGAGGGCTCTCAAACACAAGCGTTATCAAGCGTCGCAAGTGCGATAGGCACAATGGCCGGAGCGGCGCTAGTAATCGGCACCGGTGGCGCGGCATCACCGTTGGTGGCCGGTGCAACGGCCATCGGCAGCGCAGCACTACAAGGTTATAATACCGGTGTCGCCATAACCAACAATGCAGAACTAAACCAGACGGCCAACAATGTCGCCAATACGAAAGCGAAAAATGCAAACAGAGCGAACAGTGAACAAACACAGCATTCGATAACGCAAGCAACCAACGTGACAACGCGCGCGAACACGCAGGCCGATCGTAACAACGAATACGCTACAAGCGCAGCAACTGACATGACCGCCACAAGCGCAAACACAGCGAACGCGAACGCGTCGGCGTCACGCAATCAGAGTGTGGATAATGCCAAACGTGTCATGGTGAACACGCGTTCAAACGTTAACGCCGCATGGCGCGACTTGCTCAACCACGCCGCGCAACCGGTGGGCGCGTATGGCGGCGACAATTTCAAACAGGCCACGGGGCTTGACACCATGACCGTGAAAATCGTTACCGAAGATAATGGTGCGATCGCGGCGGCGGGCGATTACATGCTGCGTTATGGCATCGCAAGCAATAAACTCTACAATACGCCGTCGTTGACGCCTTGCAAGCATTTCACTTATTGGCAGACCGCCGATATATGGACGGTGTGCCCGCTTGCGCAAAACGAGCAATTGCAGACAATCAGGAATATTTTCAGTTCCGGTGTTACAATATGGAACAGGCCAGAAGAAGTCGGCGGCGACTTCGTACACGACAATCTATAAGGTGGTAAAAATATGGGAGGTAAACGCACGCATAAAAGACCGTTGACACGTGCGGAAATGGGCGAACGCGGCGCACCGATATGGCAACAATCACAAGAGCTCAATTCACAAGCGTATTCAATGGCGTATTCTCAAATGTTGAATATTGCGCTGTCAAGGTTTAAGTGGTTGAATCTACCGAAAACATGCGACGCATGGTTTCTCGAATACAATCTATTGTATTTCGGTTACGCCACAATCGCATTTCCGCATAGCAAACCGGGCGTGTTTTTCAGCACACAAGCGGTGCCTACCTCAAATTTCAACGTCTATTACAAGCCGAAAAAATGGGATAGTTACGGCATCAACGGTTGGCGTTTTCCAGTGAACAATTCCAACGGTGTTTTCATCTACGCCAACCGCGCACGTACGCCACTCATTCCGACTATAGATTTTTTCGCGCATGAAATCGAAGATTTGTATATGACGCGAAGACAGAACCGTTTCAACCAAAAAACACCGTTCATCCTTGAGGTTCCAGCCGGACAAAAAACGGCGGGCATCAACGTTATCAAGCAAATCTCAGGCGGTGAAATGGCAATCATGGCGACACCGGGTTTCACCGATTCCATGAAAGCAAACGTGCTGAAAACCAATGTCGATTATATCGGCATGGAATTGCAGAACGATATTCAAAACACTTGGAACGCGTTCTATCAAGCGTTAGGCATTAAAAATCTTCCGTTGAAAATGGAACGGCAGACCGCCGACGAAATCAACGATTACGGTGAACCGACTGATCTACGCGCGCTCAGCGAGCTTGAGGAACGGCGTGCCGCGTGCGACGTTCTCAACACAAGATTTAGAAAATATCTCAAGGAACCGATTCAGGTTGTATGGAACGAAGACAATGTTTCCCGCAACTACGCTTACTTGACGGACGTTGAAAGAATGAACGACGATGACAATGCAGAATAACATAAATCATTATCAGCCGTGCGAATCGCGCGACGATTTCCATGGCGTGATGACGTACACTTTTGGCGAGTTGCTTGACGTGCCGGGCGGTGTTGACTGGAATAATGCCGCATGGTCATGGCGTGACATTGCCTATGATGACACGCAATACACGCGCTGTTGCGAAAAAATCGAAAACCGTTTTTTTGATCGGGAACTAGGCGTTATGCCACCGTCAAGATGGCGACGGCACTTTATGCGTCTTATACAAGAAATCATGCCGGTATTGCGTCCACTCTATGCGCTTGTAAGCAATAATCCTGATATAATGCTTAGCGATAGCGATATATGGCACAAAATGCGAACCGTCTACAGTGATTTTCCCGCAACACAGCTAGCCGAAAACCAAGACTACGCAAGCAACGCGACGGACAACCAATATGAAACGATTGCTAACGGTGATTTCATGGACAAAGTCAATCGCATAAGAAACGGCGAATATGTCGATATTGACGTATTGTTGCTTGATCACCTTGAAACATGTTTTAGTCCATTATGGACGATCAACATAAACAATTACTGAAAGGATAATGCACATGTTTCCACTACTCCCGTTTTTCTCGGTATGGCCGTACACCCCCGCCATACCCGCTTTCTATTGGAACGCTAAAAGCCAAGAGGAAATCATAAAACACATTGCGTGCGAAATCGATCACATAACGGCATATCTTGACGAAATCATAACCGACATAAACAAAACATTGAAAGACTACGATACAAGAATAAAGAACATTGAAGCGCACATAAACGATTACGGTATAGCCATAACGCAACTGCAAGAACAAATCGAACACATAGGAGACACACAACTAATATGGAACGTCACGAAAGGCGAATACACTGACAGTAAAACCGCATTACGTGACCTTTATCGTGAATTGGCAGTATACGGCGCACGCGTCACGCAAATAGCCGATATTAACACCGACAAACTAGCCGAGCACCGAACGGACGAAACGGCCGCAATTGGCAATTTCACCATATTCGACGATACCACGCCACGTGTCACTAATCCGACAACCGGCGAACAATATCCACCGTTAGCATGAAAGGATGAATCATGGTTAACACCACGAATTACGAACTGGAAAAATATGAAGCGGGAAATTCCGCAAATCTACTTGACCAATACAACGAGTCAATGGATAAAATTGACGCGGCAATAAAAAGTGTTAGCGATAAAGCAGACTTAGCATTAAACAACAACGTGTTGCCGGATGGACTAGCAGTATTCATAAAGGCGCTAGGATTGACAGAAACTAACGCGCAAACACTTGGAACAACTCTCAACCACATATTAAACCGTACCGGAACGGAAATATTCACCGTCACCGATCTTAGCAAACTCAAAAAAACCGCAGAAGGCTATCCAATCCCACCGACCAAGTAAAGACGTACACTCATGGCATCACAAACACCGTTTTATCATCTACCACTATACGAAAGCGGCGATCTAGCCGACCTCCGCGACGGATACAACGCGGCAATGCGCACACTAGATCGCGTGATACATCAACTAAAAGTACAAGAAGAAATAAATCATCCAACAAACCTCCGAAAGGACAACTAACATGACCAACTACACAACCAACTTCAATCTCGAAAAATATCAAACCGGCGACGCGGCTAACCTCACTGACCAATACAACGCGTCAATGGACATTATTGACGATAATCTATATAAAATCAACACTAACGCCAACACTGCGGGCGGTAAAGCCACGCAAGCGCTAGAAACAGCACAAAACAACAACAAAAATCTGACAGCATTAGGCGTAACCAACACCGACACCGCAACGCAGCTCAAAAATAAAATAGACACAACCGCAACAAACCTCGCTGCTACAACCAAAATCGCAAACAACGCGATTAACAACCTCAATGCATTAGGCGCGAACACCGTAGAAAACGCAACCAATCTGAAAAACCGTATAAACAATACCTACACAAAAAACGAAAGCGACAATCGATACGTACAAATACCGGTCACACAAGATACGCTAATTGCAATAGGTGATAGTTATTTCGAAGGTTTCCGGACAACTAACCCCGCTACCGATAACATGATAGTAAAAGCGGCGCAAAAACTGGGCTTGAAATGCAATAATTACGCAGTCGGCGGTAGCGGTTTCATCACCGGCACGACATTCCTACAGCAATTGCAAAAAGCTAACCGCGCGACAACCGATAAGACTAAAATCAAATACGTTGTGATCGGCGGTGGCCGTAATGATGCATACAACAAATTGAAAGAAAGCGATGTGGCAACGGCACTGACCTACGCTAAAACCAATTTCCCATATTCAAAAATCGTTTTCATACCAATGATGTACGATAACACTTGGCCTACGCGCGATGACGGCCAAAAATACGGTGTCATGTGCGCCGGTGGCCGCAACGCAAACGTGCTCACAGTCAAGGACGCTCCATCATGGGGGTTATACTATGCTACCGGAATGACAGACATACATCCAAACACTGAAGGATCAGAAATATACGCGCAATACATAGCGACCGCAATTCAAACTAACGCAACCGCAATGCCACGCGTAGAACGTCACATAGACGTTACACTTCCAGGCATAACGAACGGTACACTCTCAGTGTTCATTAACGGACTAGACATATCCTACGTATTCCGAGGCAATAAAACAGAATGGAATCAAAATGTTTTCGCCACCGTAAACAAGTCAAACACCTGGGGTGCGTGGAACATGCTACTAGGTTTTCTTGACGATGGCACACCGCTTAAACTTAAATTCGACGGAATGAATTTCAGTATCATAGACGTGCTAAACGGAACCGGAAAAGCCGGTATCGTCAATTTCGCTTACAATATGAATATATTCGAGCACAACTAACAAATAACAATTAACCCCGATAGGTTTCCTATCGGGGTTTTATATGTCAATCGCCGTTATCAACCGAAATAACATAAGCATTAAAATTAATCATTTTATTTTTCCTTTCATCGAAACCGATACCACAATAATACCACACCACGCAACATGACACACCACAAC